GGCACATTAGTTGCGATAGAGCGTAAAGCACAGCAAATGTTTGAGGATAGATGCCAGTAAACAAACTGGTCCACCCTTGCCCCATTCGTGGGGTGGGGGTTTTATAATAAGTACATACCAAACAAATTCGTTATGAACTCAACTCCATTCGGTCTAACAGTTCCAACAACTGAGGTAGAAGTCAACGGTAGGATTTGGAAGGTAACACGCCTTAAGACTGCACACGGAAGAGCAGCGAACAAATGGGCAAACCGCATTAAGGGTGGCAGCAGCAGAGTCAGGTGTGCTTCTAATAATGGCATCACCTCTAACACTGTAGCAACTGCGTTGGGTGATGTGCAGTAAGGTGTAGTCGTTCGTGTATTGGCAGTGCCCCCGTGTGTGGGGGTTGCCGCCCCGCCCCCGTTATAAAAAAGCATAGAGACCCTAACCTACAAAGTGTTACGAAAGCGAGAACGATATCAGAAGCAATCCAAATTTTTTTTCGCTGTTAAAAAATCCCCACAGGGTCGACTTGCGTGAAAACCGTAATTGATATATAATGGAAAAACAGAATACTCATAATGCAAAAAAATAACCCAGAGGATAAACGCCCCATAGAAGTTGATACAGTGTCTGGTGAATATTTTGTAAGAATACCTGAATGGATAGTAAATGATCAAGGATGGTTTGAAGATACAGAGTTGCAATTTACATCAGATTCCAAAAATATTATTTTTATCGAAGAAGCATAATGAAAATCTACCACATATACTTAAGAGAGGAAGTATTGTTTAAAGACTTGGATCAATCCGAGTTTGATCTTATATGGGGTAGGTTATATCATTCGTATTATAAAGATGAACTTAATTATGAATGTATTTTATTTGATAGTAGTATAACAGCAGATGCAAGTTATTGATGATGCCTTAGATAGGGAATACTTTGAGCATCTGGAGAAACAGATGTTACATCAGAATCGTTTTAAGTGGTTATTTCAAGAGAAAGTAGCAACACCTGAAGATGATCCAAATGATGAGCAGTTTTATTTTATTTCTAGTTTCTATCATCACTTAATGGTAGAAGATGATTTTTATTATGAACTTAGACCATTATTTGATGCTCTTGGTGTCAAGGCATTACTTAGAGCAAGAGCAATAATGTATATGAATCAAGGAAAGTTTATTAAGCATAAACCTCATGTTGATTTTGAATACTCACATAATGCAGCATTACTCTATATGAATACCAATAATGGTTATACTGGTATGATGAATGATGATAAGGTAGAGAGTGTAGAGAATAGAATATTATTACACGATGGTAGTATACCTCATTATAGTACAACTTGTACTGATACTTGTAAGAGAATAGTATTAGCAGTCAATTATTTTTAATGGATATCTGGAAATTCCCCTTAGAGAAACATAATGATATAAAGAATAAACTGATGACGTTTATTGCTTTTGATCGGAATGGTAGAAAGTTTATTGATAGTGGTGATCATCTGAATAAAACAGATTTCTTTTCACATAGAGAAGACATACCATATTACTATTCAGTGTTCTATGAGAATGCACAGGAGTATTATTGGGAAGTCTTAGATCGTTATTGTCAAATGAACATTGATCTTGAATCTGTATGGTATCAGCAGTATATAAAGAAGGATACACACGGTTGGCACGTACATCCAGCATCAAGTATATCCTTTGTGTATAACTTAGAACTAGAGAATAGTCAGAGTAGTACAGAGTTTTATGATAGAGAAAACAAGCAGATCGTACAGTTAGATGTGAATGAAGGGGATATACTTACCTTCCCGTCATATTTAATTCATCGTTCTGCACCATTAATAGGTAAGAGAAAGACAATTATATCTGGTAATTACAACTTTGAGTTTGTAGATCAGTCGTTAATTACTATTGACAAATAGTATAAATTACTGTAATATGAAGTGGTAATTACACTAAGTTATGGCGAAAGGATTTACAGTTAAAGCTAAATCTCCCGTTGTCAAAAAAGAACCAGATTTTGACTATGATAAAGCAAGGGAGATGGTGAAAGGTAAGACAGTTGTATTCTGTTTACCTGGAAGAGGAGTATCATATGCATTTTTGAAGAGTTTTGTACAGCTATGCTTTGATCTGGTTCAAAGTGGAGCAAGTATCCAAATCTCACAGGATTACTCATCAATGGTCAACTTTGCACGATGCAAGTGCTTAGGTGCTAATGTTCTTCGGGGACCTGATCAGTTACCTTGGGACGGTAAGTTAAACTATGACTACCAATTATGGATTGATAGCGACATTGTGTTTAACACTGAGAAGTTCTGGCAGATCGTTCTGTTAGATCAGGATATTGCGTCTGGTTGGTATTGTACTGAGGACGGCAAAACCACCTCGGTTGCACACTGGATGGAAGAAGATGACTTTAGATCTAATGGGGGCGTTATGAATCACGAAACCATCGAAAGCATCTCGAAAAGAAAGAAACCATTTACTGTGGACTACGCAGGATTCGGATGGTTACTTATTAAGAAAGGAGTATTTGAACACGAAGGTCTTCCTTATCCTTGGTTCGCTCCAAAGATGCAGGTCTTTGAATCAGGTGAGGTTCAGGATATGTGTGGCGAAGACGTCTCGTTCTGTTTAGATGCGAAAGAAGCAGGTTTTGAAATCTGGTGCGATCCTCGTGTTCGTGTAGGTCATGAAAAAACAAGAGTTATATAACATCTATGAGGGTGAGAAGATTCTCTTTGAGAACCTCACCCAAGATGAATATTTTAACACAATGGAAGACCTTGCCTATGAGTACTATGATAATGGTGCTCACAACCCACAAGGTCTAAGAACTGAAATTATTATTAAAGAGGACTAAATGGCAGTAAGAACCAAAACAGGTGCATGGGGAAGTGTTGAGTTAGAATCAATACCGAAGAAGTCTCGACAAGGAAACGGAAAACACACTAAGTATTCCGCTTCGTCTCGAAATAAAGCACCGAAAAGATACCGAGGACAAGGCAAATAACCCTCACCCCCGAAAGGGGGTTTTTTAATGTCTGGTTGCTGTCATAAATAAAATATGTAAATAGTACTAAATATTGCCTTTTCGATGTCAATAACACGAAAGTCTAGAGCATTTAAAGATATTAGTTTTTCTTTTGAACCACATCCAGTGACAAAAGATCTACCTGTATTAAAGAATGAACGTGCGATTGTAAGATCGGTAAGGAATTTAGTAGAGACTATTCCTAACGAAAGATTCTTTAATCCAGATCTTGGAACTGATATTCGTGCTAGTTTATTTGAAAACTTTACACCTACACTCACAATGGTGATTGAAGATCAGATAAATGAGACAGTAATGCGTTATGAACCACGAGTTAGTAATCTAAGAGTTGAATTAGATCCTTATCCCGATAATAATGCTTTTAATATAGTCGTTTTCTTTGATATTGTTGGATTAAAGGTTCCAACCCAATCATTTACATTCCTATTAGAACCAACCAGATAGTAATATGCCATTTACTCAGTTTGCCAATTTAGATTTTACACAAATTAAGGCTCAGATACGGGATTATCTTCGTTCAAACAGCAATTTTTCCGATTTTGACTTTGAAGGTTCTAATTTTAGTGTATTAATTGATACACTTGCATATAATACCTACATTAATGCCTTTAATGCCAACCTAGTTGCGAATGAAACCTTCCTAGATTCTGCAGTCATAAGGGAAAATGTGGTTTCTCTTGCTCGTAACATAGGTTATGTACCCCGTTCAAAAGCTGCTGCAAAGGCAACGATTTCATTTATTGCTAATACTACCAATAGTGCATCTAGTCTGTACTTAAAACCAGGTTTAGTGTGCATAGGAGAGGCAAATGACTCTACATATAGATTCTCAACTGTTGAACCACATACAGCATCTGTAAAAAATGGTCAAGTAATCTTTGATCAGATTGAAGTTTTACAAGGAACACTGTTAGAAAAGCAATTTCAAATTAATACATCAAAAGATCAGAGATTTATTCTTTCAAATGCTGACATTGATGCCAATACTCTTAAAATTTATGTTGCTGGACCTTCTGATACTGGTCTTGGAAGAGAATTTTCTAAGATAGACAACATTTTAAGCATCAATAAGAACTCTGAAATCTTCTTTATACAAGAAGTGCAGGATGAAAAGTATGAAATCCTCTTTGGTGATGGTTATTTTGGTAAAAAATTAGAAAATGGATCAGTTGTCACTGTTAGATTCATTATTACTGATGGTGAAGAAGGTAATGGTGCAGGTGGTAGAGCAGGTTCTACAGGAAATTTTGATTTTGCTGGTGTTTTTACTGATAAATCCCCTAATGACCTTAATGCATTAACCGTTATTCCTGATGGTGGTATTACAATAACTACCGTTCAAAACGCTTCTAACGGTGCTGAACAAGAAGACCTTTCCTCTATTAAGTATTTCGCACCTAGACTGTACTCAGCACAGTATAGGGCAGTTACAGCAAGGGATTATGAGGCAATTATTGCTTCCATTTACACTAGAACAGAGTCAGTTGCTGTAGTTGGTGGTGAGGAATTAGATCCACCCCAATTTGGTAAGGTTCAGATCAGTATCAAACCTAAAAATGGTACTTATGTATCAGATTTTGACAAACAACAAATAAAAAACAAACTTAAGAGTTATTCAATTGCTGGTATTAATGCAGACATTATTGATCTTAAAGTTCTTTATGTTGAATTGGACAGTACAATCTATTACAACTCTTCCAAGGTTTCAAATTCAAATACTTTAAAATCAACTATTACTAGTACTTTAAGTGATTATTCTAAGAATATTGATATTAATAAGTTTGGTGGTAGATTTAAGTATAGTAAAGCACTTCAATTAATTGACAGAGTTGATTCTGCAATTACTTCTAATATTACTAAAGTTAAGATTAGAAGGGATATGAAGGTACTTGTTAATCAATTTGCACAGTATGAATTATGCTTTGGTAATAGATTCCACATTAATCCTGAAGGATTTAATATTAAGAGTACTGGATTTAAGGTTTCTGGTTCAAATGAAGTTGTTTTCTTAACTGATGTTCCTAATAAGAATGATAAGGGTGATCTTGATGGTAGTCATAAAGGAATATTGAGTGCAATTTCAAGAGATGAGAAGAATGACTTACGAGTTATAGTTAAATCTATAGGAACAGTTGATTATAAGAAAGGTGAAATTTTATTAAATACTATTAACATAACAGAAACAAACGCTCCTAACGACATACTTGAGATACAGGCATTCCCAGACTCTAATGATGTTATTGGATTAAAGGATTTATACCTAAGTTTTGATGTTTCAAATACTAAGATAAATATGGTTAAGGATGTAATTGCTTCGGGCGAAGATGTATCAGGCGTTGTATTCTCTAGAGATTATTACACTTCAAGTTATTCAAATGGGAAACTGGAAAGGGAATAAAGTATGTTAAATGTTGATAATAGAGTAAAAGTCAATAAAATAATTGAAAGTCAGTTACCTGAGTTTTTAATTAACGACTTTCCAAAGGCAACTGAATTTTTTAAGCAATATTATATCTCACAAGAGGCACAAGGTGCTCCATCTGACTTAATTAGCAATTTTGATCAATATATCAAGGTTGATAACCTAGTCCCAGAGGTTGTAGTTGGTGTAACTATTCTTTCCGAAAACATTTCAGATGCATCTACTACTATTGTAGTCTCTTCTACAAAGGGATATCCTGCTGAATATGGTCTTTTAAAGATTGATGATGAAATTATTACCTATACTGGTAAGACAGATACTTCTTTTACTGGATGTATTCGTGGATTCAGTGGTATTACTGGTTATAATGTAGGAATTTCTTCTTTTATTGATGATGTCAACAAAGAAAGTTTAATTTTTGAAAGTACATCTGCTGCAGATCATACTACAGGACAATCAGTTACCAATTTAAGTGTACTTTTTATTCAAGAGTTTTATAAAAAGTTAAAAAGAACATTTTTACCTGGTTTAGAGGATAATGATTTTACTCCAAATCTTGATGTTGGTAACTTCATTAAACACGCAAGAACTTTTTACCAGTCAAAAGGTATTGAAGAATCTATAAGGATATTATTTAAAGTTCTTTATGGAGTAGAAGCTCAGGTATTAGATCTAGAAGAGCGTTTAGTTAAACCATCTGATGCTGAATTTATTCGTAGGGAAGTTGTAATTGCTGATCCTATTAGCGGTGATCCATCTAAATTGGTTGGACAAACAATTTACAAGTCAACAGATTTAAGAACAAATGCTTCTGTTTCGGAAGTTGAGATATTAACAAGAGAAAATAAGGTATATTACAAACTTTCTTTATTTGTTGGATTCAATGATAGGGATCTAATTGAAGGAACATTCACAATTCCAGGTAAAACTAGAGTTTTAGAAGCAACAGGAGCAAATTCAACTATTATTACAGTTGATTCAACTGTTGGTTTTAATGAGTCAGGAACATTTTTATGTGATAGTATCCGAGAGGATAGACCTGTCACTGTTTCTTACACTTCAAAGAGTATTAATCAGTTCTTTGGGTGTACTGGTAATGATATTGATATTCCTATGGCTGCTGATTTAAGATCAGATGAGGTTATATATGGTTATGAGAATGGAGATTTAGAAAAAAAGGTAGAATTAAGAATAACTGGAGTTCTATCTAATTTTGTACCTGTTTCAGACATTTCATTAGTTGAAGAAGGTGAGGATGTATATGTTAAGAATGTTGGTGAATCTATATTAAATCCACAATCTGACTTCACATATAAGCAAATATTTGCTAATTCTTGGATATACAATACATCTTGTAGATTCCCAATAAAGTTTATTAATAAACCAGATTTTGTTTTAGAGACAGATATTGACAAATCAAGTTTAAAGGTTAATGATGTTGTTGATATTACAGAAAGAAATAATACTTTTCAAACAGGTATTGCACATTCTTTTGCAATTGTATCTTCAATTAATAGTTTTACAAAAACTGTAACTTTAAATGGTGTTGGTGGATTTAATGCAGATCCTTTAAAGGAATATGATATTGTAAGAAGGTTAAAAAAATCTACTAGTTCTGGTATTGATCTAAAAGAAGGTAATAGTCAGATTCTTTCTGATACATTAAATGTATATGTTGACGGTGATGTTGATGGTTATGCTGCTTCAAACTCGTTACCAAGTTATGATATAAGTGCCAACATCATACAAACTGTACTTTCAACAGCAGATCATACTCATATCGTAGATGTGGATGTAACTACTGAGAAATTTAATAGTATAGTTTTTGATGATCCAATTGAATTCATAACAGGCGATTCACTTGTATACACTACAAATGGAGAAGTAATTCCAGGATTAGAATCAGGACAAACTTATTATGTTGAACTTTTAACCAAGAATCCAGGAAAAATCAAATTATACCTTTCAAGAGGTTTAGTTGGTACTGCAACTAATATACAATTTGGTGTAGAATTAGCAAGTAATCATACTTTCACTAAATTATCTCATAGTAATAAGAAGTTAGCAGCAAATAAAGTTCTAAGGAAATTCCCATTATATCAAGACTTATTTGTTTCTGGAAAAGGAGAGACACCACTTAATGATATTGGTATGATGATTGATGGTGTTCAGATAAGAACACCAATATCTGAAGATTCTATTTTTTATGGTCCTTTAATCTCTGTTGAAGTTTATAATAGTGGTAGTGGTTATGATGTCATAAACCCACCTAAACTTATTGTTGATGATAGCACAGTAAGTTCTGGTACAACTGCTCTATTAGAACCAGTTGTTAGTGGTTCTGTTAAAAATGTTTTTGTAGATCCACACGAATTTGATATAAATGATGTAACATCAATCTCTATTCAAGGTGGTAATGGTACTGGATGTCGATTAGAACCAGTTGTAAGTAAAAGAGTTCGTGAATTATCATTTGATAGTAGAGATGTATTCTTTTCTGGTGGTTTATCGATTGCTCAAGAAACAATTACATTTACCACAGAGCATAATTTAGAAAAGGGTGAAGTAATTTATTACAATAGTAATGGAAATCCTAATCTTGGTATTGGTCCTTCATTTGATAATACAAATACTTCAGATGGAACATTAGCAACTGGTGCTCCATATAATGTTAGTATTATTAATACAAGAACTATTCGTCTTTATAATTCTTATGACGATGCAATGTCTGGTATTAATACTATTGGATTATCTACTGCTACTAATGCAAGTGGTATTCATAAGTTTAGAACATCTACTAAGAATGTATTACAATCAGTTAAAGTATTAAATACTGGTTCTGGATATTCATATAGAAAACTAAATGTAAAACCATCAGCAGTTTCTGTAGCGTTTGATACCATAAATTTCAAAAATCATGGATTTAATGATGGTGATTTAGTAGAATATCATAATACAGGTACTGGTATTGGTGGATTGGACACTGACACTGGTTATTATATAATCAAGATTGATGATGATTCCTTTAAATTAGCAAATGCAGGAATTACCACTACCCCATCAAAAGTAAATTATAATAGAAAAGAATTTGTTAACTTAACAAGTTCAGGAACTGGATATCAAACATTTAAATATCCAGATATTTCTGTAAGTTGTCAGGTTTCTTATTCTTCAACAGTTACGGGATCATTTAATTTTACTCCAGTTGTTACTGGTGAAATAACCCAAGCATATTTGTATGAAGAAGGAGATAATTATGGATCTTCAATTCTTAATCATGAAAAAAATCCTCGTGTAGAGATAAAAATAGGAAGAAATGCAGAAATAAAACCAATTATAGTAGGTGGTAAGATAGTTGATGCTGTAGTTTTGGATAGAGGAAAGGAATATTATTCTTTACCAGAAATTAAAGTTGAAACTACTGGAATTACAACTACAGGTATTACTGGTAATGGTGCTATTTTAAGACCTGTTATTACTGATGGAAAATTAACCAGTGTTGTAGTTATTAATGGTGGTATTGGATATGATGTTAATAAAACAAATTTATATGTAGAATCAACTGGAATAAATGGTCTTCTTGAACCTAGAGTTAGAAGATTAACTGTTGATAGTAGAAAGAGACTTGGTGATTTTGCTTTAAGTGGTACTGATGAAGAATTACATTTTGGTTTATATGGATATAATGAAGATATAGCAAATACATTTAATGATACTGGAGCATCACATTCTCCTATCATAGGATGGGCATTTGACGGAAATCCAATATATGGTCCTTTTGGGTTTTCTAAATCTGATGAATTAGGACCAGCAGTTAGATTAATGAATCCAGGATATAAACTGGATATTACTAAAGTTGATAATAGACCAACTGGGTTTGATGAAGGATTCTTCACAAATGATTATTATTTTGATGCTTCAGGTGATCTTGATGTTCATAATGGTAGATATTGTAAAACTCCAGATTTTCCAAATGGTGTATATGCATACTTTGCAGGTGTTACCACTGCAATGTCTGGTCCAAATATAGGAAAATTATCACCTAAGTATCCATATTTTATTGGTAATACATATCACTCACCTTTCATATCATCAAATACCAGTTTATCTCATTCATTCGACTTTAATAATACATCATTTGCAAGAAATACTTTCCCATATAAAGTCGGTGATCCTAATGCAAATAATGATTTTATTATAGAGTCTAATGAGCGTGTAAGACAGTTAAGTACAATAGAATCTGTAACTGTTGGTGAAATTGATGGATTAGAAGTTTTAGATGGTGGTACTGGATATCAAGTTGGTGATTTTACTGTTTTTGATAATTCTGGAACTTGGGGTTCTGGTCTTCGTGGACAAGTTAAGAGTATTGTTGGTTTAGGTATTTCTTCTATTGAAACTGAATTGCAATCATTTGAAAATGCAGTATTTACTTGGAAAAATAGCAGCGAAGTACAAGCACATTATTTACCATTTATTGAATTAAATGATAAAGATGCAGTATCAATATCTGGACTTAGTAGTTCTATTGTACATCTTACAGATTCTTTCTCAGTTGGTGTAACTACTAATACAATTGGATTAGCACAATCAATGACATCTAATGCAGTTGTTGCTGGTAGAGTTGATGATATCTATGTAAATGTTATACCAGATACGGTTTCTATTGGATCTACTCTAAAGATAGATCAAGATGAGTTAGTTAAAGTATTAAACATCTTTAATATGGGAACAATTCTTAGAGTTAAGAGATTTGGACCTGGAATTGCTCATACTTATGGATCTAATATTGATATATTGAACAGTCATATTAGTATACCAGTTAACACTAAGCAGTTTAATTCAAAGGTAAATGATAAAGTATATTTTAATGCAAAGCATTCAGTAGGAACTGGTGTTACTGTTGGTGGTGGTATTATAAAAGAATATAAGATTGGTGACACTACAAGTGAAGTTTCTATTCCAACCAGAGCAATTTATCTACCAAATCATCCATTTGAGACTGGTCAGAAGTTAATCTTTAGAAAGAGAGGGACTGCAAATTCTTTAATTGTTGGTGATACTGAACAAGCAGTTAATAACTTTAGTTTACCTAATGTAACTACTGATCAATCAACTGTTTATGCAATTAATAAAGGGCAAAACTATGTTGGTTTAGTTACTCAGGTTGGTGCTGCAACCACTAGTGAAGGATTATTCTTTAAGGGTAATGAGTCTGATGACTATGAATATCTTTTAGAGTCTACTTTTGAACAAGTTACTGGTGATATTGATAAAATTGTATCTAAGGTTACTACAAAAACTGCAATTGCCAATACAGAATCTCATAATTTGACAAATGGTGATGTAGTAACTCTAAATGTAATTCCAAACACTGTTGTTGGTGTAGGAAGCACTGCTCCATTATCATTGATATACAATGAAGAGAATGAACTTATATTAGTTAATAGAGTTGGATTTACTTCTGCAGGAATTAATACAGCAACGAATACTATTACGATTCCAGATCACGGATATTCAACTGGTGATAAAGTCTTTTATAATGCAGATGAAGATACTAGTTCTGTTGGTGGATTGCCAATTTCTAGTAGTTACTTTGTTTATGAGTTAAACAGAAATCAATTTAATGTAGCTAAAACTTTAAAAGATGTTCTAGTAGATCCACCATTATTGATTGGTATTTCATCTACTGGTGCTGTTGACCATACAGTTGCTGCAATTAATCCACAAATAGATGTAATTAAGAATTCTAAGTTAACTTTTAATGTTTCTGATTCTTCTTTACTTGGATATGACTTAAAAGTATTCTATGATCAAGAATTTAAGAATGAATTTATTAGTTCTGAGGATGATAGCAATTTCAATGTAACTGGTGTGGGTACAGTTGGTGTTGGAACAGAATCAACAGTATCACTTGCATTTTCAAAAACAACCCCTTCTAGGTTGTATTATGCATTAGAAAAATCTGGATATATTAGCACAGCAGATACTACAATTCCAAATTATTCTGAAATTAATTTTATTGATAGTGCTTATAGTGGAGATTATAAGATTTTTGGTATAACTTCTGATACATTTAAAGTTTCTCCAAGATCAATTCCTGAATTATTATCTTATAAGGAAGATCAATGTGATACACTTGAATATTCAACTGAATCTAAGTTAGTTGTTGGTGCTGTAAAAGATGTAAAAATAATATCAAAAGGATTCGATTATAAACAACTTCCAAAATTTTCTTCAATTGTCAGTCTCAATGGTAAAAATGCTAATATTGTAGCATTATCAACTTCTATTGGTAGAATTAATAGTGTACGAATTGTTGATATTGGATATGAATATTCTTCAGATAGAACATTAAGTCCTGAAGCATTTGTTTCTCCAGTAGTTAGAATTGATAACTTAGATACTATTGTTGCAATAACTGTTACTGATGGTGGTAATGAATACCTAAGTGCTCCTGATATTCTTGTATATGATTCTGAAAATGATATTATTGTTGATGATACTTCATTACTAGCAAAAGTACCAAATCAGACTATATCTGAAGTTGAAGTAATTGCTCCTGTTCAGGGATTGAATTCAGTAAATCATAAAATTATTACCATTAATAATTCAAATGGTATTGGAATTAACTCTATGGAGGGTGGTGGTTCAGGTATTGTTACCTGTACTCTAGAAACACCAATAGGTGGATTTAGAGTTTCTCCATTTGAAACTGGGGATGAAGTATTTGTTGAAGGTGTTGAATTATTTGGTGAAGCAGGTATTGGAACACAAAGTAATGTTTCTGCTGGTGTTTATACTGGTGGAGATGGTTATAACTCATCAAACTATCAATTTAGATTCTTCAAAGTTGAAGATTATATTAATTCAGATCCAGCAGTATTGAAGTATAGTATAGCAGGATTAACAACTAATCCAGGTATTGCTAAGACATATCAATCTGGATATGCAAATATTGTTAATAAGAAAGATTATCCAATTCTTGAATCTGTTCAAGAAAGAGGTAAGTTTATAATAAATGAACCAATACTTGTTGAAGAGAATGATAAATTCCTTCCAAAAGATTTAAAAATTTCTGAAACAAGAGAAGATTTTATTAAAATTGATGGAACATTTAGACTTAAGGCTGGATATAGAATAAAAGGTGAGACTAGTAATGTTTCTGCAACCATAACATCTATAGTTGAAAATAAAGCAAGATTTGAAGTTGATTATGCAAATCGTCAAGAATATGGATGGACAGATGATAGTGGTAAATTAAATGAAGATATTCAAGTAATTCCAAATAATGATTATTTCCAGAATCTTTCATATTCTGTTAAGAGTCCAATAACTTGGGATCAGTTTGTTGATCCTGTAAATAGATTGGTTCATCCATCTGGATTGAAGAACTTTGCAGACACTTCAGTTGAGACTGTTGTTGGTAATGTTGGTGTAGGAACTAGTGTTTCTTCAGTACCAGTTATTGTTGTTGATGTTCTAGGTGAAAGAAGAGTTGATACAATTAATAATTTTGATCTAGCAAAAGATTATGATAGTAGAGGAAATAAATCTAAGTTTGTTACTTTTGAGAATGTAAAATTAACAGATTATACAAAATGTAAGACAAATAGGGTTCTTCTTCATGATGATATTAGTGGTAAGTTCTCAAGTAAAGGATTACAAGATTTATTTACAGAAATTGAAGAAATTGATACTAATTTTTCAAGATATCTCATACAGATAGTAGATGCAGATACTCAAGATATTCAATTGTCTGATTTACTTGTTTTAACTACAACTAATGATGCTTTCTTGGTAGAAAAGACTAGTGATTGGACATCTCATAAGTTAGGTGATTTTGAAGCACTTTCAGATTCATTCCAAAGAAAAACTTTAAACTTTAATCCTATTGAAAGATATGATAGAGATCATGATATTAAGATCTATAAGACAGATTTTACTACTAATAGAGTTGCTGATGGAACTAATACTATAGGATCTATTGATTTCAAAGCATCTAATGTTAAAGTTGCTATTGCCGACACCGATAGTAACAATAATGTTTCTGGATTTACAACAACAATTTTAGCACAATTTGATCATACTGATTTTAATGGATTCTATGCATCTGTTGTTGTACAGGATGATATCACTAAAGATCTTAATTATGGTGAAGTTGTTGTCGATTTTGATGGATATAATCTTTATTATACAGAATCTTACATTGATACTTTAAACATAAGTTATAGTTCTTCTCAAGTTGGAGTTCTAACTGCCAGATTTGATTCTGGAACAATTTATTTTGAATGTGAAAACCAAACTAATAGAGAAATTAATGTAAGTACAAATGTTGTTGGTATAGGTACTACAACTGCAGGAATTGGAACTTATAGATTTGCAGTTCCTGGACAACCTGTAGGTGCAGAAAGAAGTGGTAGATTGGAATCAACATATCATACTGGAACTTCTACTCCAATATTGGTTACTAGAACACATAAAGATATTGATTCCTCAGTTAAGTCTTTTGTCAGGGTATCTAATGAAACTGGTGGTTCTGCTATGCATCAGATTGTTTCTATTCAAGATGGTTCTGATACAACAACTATTCAATATCCATTTACAGGTGCTACTAGCAGTGGTTTGGGTACATTTGGAACAGTTACTGTTGGTGACTATAATGAACTTAATTTCTATCCAGATACTTCACAAACAACTCTAATTGAAGTTCAAGCATATAACGAAGTTCTTAATACAATAAATGATTTTGCAAATGAACCATTATCTTTGAAGTATGGTCCATTAGAGAAGGGTATATTCTTATCTTCTTATGACGGTGTAAATGGAACAAGAGCAAATAAAGTTAATTTTGACTTAACATTTGAAGGAATACCAATTTATAGTAAGACATTTAATCCTGTAAATCAAGTATTAGATCAATCATACTTTAATATCCCTAATCATTTCTTCAATAATAATGAAGAGATTAAGTATATTCCAGGATCTACTTTTGTAGGTATTGGATCAACTGCTGTTTCAATAGGTTCAACTGCTAATAATGTGGGTGTTGTTACTGATATAATGCCTTCTACATTATATGTTAAGGCTATTAATTCTGACAATATTGAACTTTATACTAGAAAAGAGTATATTACTTCAGGTCTTCCTATTACATTAACTGGAGTTGGTGAAGGTAATTCCCATAAGTTTGAGATGACTAAGAAGTTATCTAAGACTGTTATTGGTTTAGATGGAATCATTCAACAACCAATAACATATACTGCAATTGAACATAATCTTGATGGTGCTATTGGTATTGGAAATTCACAATTTGTTCTTAGTGGAATAAGTTCTGTTCAACCTAGAGATGTATTGAAGATTGGTCCAGAATATATGAAGGTTGAGCAAATTGGATTCTCAAGTCTTCCTGAAGGAATTATTAATAAAGCGGAAGATGTTGCTCTTGGAATATGTACTCTACCTGTTGTTAAAGTAAGAAGAGGATCTTTAGGTATTGGTGCAACAGAACATGTGGATGGTGCTGCTGCTAGAGTTCATAGAGGATCATTCAATATTGTTGATAGTACTGCTTGGTTCCTAGATCCACCAAAAGGAAATACTAGAGAAAGAAGGAATGAAACTAATCTTCCATATGTAAGAGCAGAATATAGTGGAAGAACCTTCCTAAGACAAAATTATACAACCAATATGGTATTTGATGATATTTCAGATAACTTTACTGGAATAGGAAGAACATATACTATGACAGTTGGTGGTGCTAATACTATAACAGGCGTTGGTATCGGTAATGGAATATTATTCATTAATGGAGTATTCCAGACACCATTAACAGTTAATAATGCTGGAAATAACTACGAATTTGATCAAGATACTAATGTTGGTGTATCGAGTGTAGTATTCACTGGTATTAGCTCAGAGAATGGTCAAATGATGCAATCTGAGTTTGATATTAATCAAAACCAACTTCCAAGAGGTGGTTTGATAGTTTCTATGGGTTCAACACCTGGACTTGGATATGCTCCTTTAGTTGGTGCAAAAGTTAGAGTAGAAACTTCTAATAATGCTAATAAATTTGCTAATGGATCTATTGATGGTGTTGTTGGTGTTGGAACATCATCTGGAATTAATATTGGAATTGAAACGGCAGCATATGATAATACAACTGGTATTATAACAGTTACAACTAATAGTGTACATGGATTTGGATTGGGATATCCTAATACTGTTAAATTAAAGCAGTTAGAATTTAAGTGTCCAACTTATGCTGTTGGAACACCAACTACAGGTACAACATACAATGCTGCAACAGGACTTCTAACACTAAAGATTGCTAATCATAATCTTACAAGTGGAGATTCAATCAAGATTGAGAAAGAAGGATTAACCTTTAGTTGTACTTATGGTAGTGGTGGTAATGGTTCTTATCCAAGGACTACTGATCCTGCTTATGATAAGTATCTAACCGTTACTGTTGTAGATGCTGATACATTTACTGTTAATGTATTATTAGGAATATCACCAACTAATACCGATACTCATACTTTTGTAGGTGCGTCTCCTAATTGTATTCGTTCTTTACAGTATGTTGGAGTTACAACTTCATTCTTCCAAGATGAAAGACCAGATGCAAAAGATAAAGAAAGATCTTTACCAATAGTTGGTATTGTATCTGAAAGAAGTTTTGAAGTAAAAGTTGGTATGACATCCATTCCACATATCTACCACGGTGGTGGATATGCATACGAATTCTGGAATGATTTAACTATGGGATCTGGTTATCGTGAACCAGTTGCAATTGGAGTTACTGACATAGCATTTACACATAAATTTGTAAGTTCTGCTAATAATGCAATTACTGCCAATACAGGAACACAATATACACCATCAACTGTTGATTATTATTCTGCAAGCGGTGAATTGGTATTAACTGTTGGAACACATAATTTACAGGCAGCAACAGAACATACAGCAGATAGTGTTGCTTATAGTGCATCTACTGGTAAGATAACAATCACAATGGCTGGTCATCCATTTGTTAATGGTGATTTGATTAAGATTAAGGATCATTCTATATCACTTAAGTGTGAAATGGATAATTATGGATCTACTCATACATATCCTCGTCCTTCGGATCCAATTAGTGGTAAGTGGGTAGCAGTTGAGAATAAGACTACAAATACATTTAAAGTTAATGTAGGAACATCACCAGAAGTAACATTCACCCCAACTGATGTTGATTATGATCCAGTAACTGGTTTGATGGAGATGCATATTGGATCTCATACATTAACTCCAGGTACAAGCATTAAGATTGCAACTAACTCTTTAGGATTTACTTGTGATGTTGATAATAATACATCAACTAAGACTTATCCAAGATCTTCTGATCCATATAATGATACTGCGATAAAGATTGAATCTGTAACAGATACTACTATTACTGTACAAGTATTATCAGTACAGCCTTCTACAAACACCACTCGTCATACATTTGTCAGTGCTGTACCCAATTGTATAAGCACAGGTGGCAATTATACCCACCAGTTTGATTCAGTGGTGACAGGGGGCATTTTAAAGGCATCTAATACAGTTACTATTGTAGATAACTCACTAACATTTACTTGTTCTAGAGATAATTATGGAAGTAATCATCCATATCCAAGAACAACTGATCCAGCATCTGGAGAAACATTAGGTGTTGAAAGAATTGCTAATAATAGTTTTACTGTTAATGTTGGTTCTGGTGGTGGAGGTGGTAGAGAAGCTATAGTTGAGGCTAAGGTTGCTAAGAATAGGCATAAGTTTGTAAGTGCTAGTGCAGGTTCTATTACTGTAGGTTCTGGTGGAGTTATAACACCAACCAATGCTAAGTATGATCCAGCGACAGGTGAATTGATAATAATAAAATCTAGTCACGGTGTTGGTGGTGCAAGTACAATTACACCTTCAAGTGCTGCATATAATAAAACAACTGGTGTTTTAACAATTACTAAAAATGGTCATGGATTTGCTGTTAATGATAGGATTCTTATTGAAGATAATTCATTAACATTTACTTGCACTAAAGATGGTAATGTAACCAAGCATCATTATCCAAGACCTACTGATTATGCTAGTGGAAGATGGTTGTTTATTACAAATGCTACGATTAATACATTTAGAGTCAATGTAAACCCAAATCCATCATATGAGAAATTTGATCATACTTTCGTTCAACCTGCAATAAATGGATGTATTCAGAAATCTAATGAAACTATTGTAATTGCTGCAAATTCATTAGTGTTTACTTGTGAGCAAGATCAACATCAATCATTACATGGATATCCAAGAGTAACTGACCCTGCTTTTGCTAACCAATTATCTGTAGGAAAAGCAACTGCTGATACTTTCAGAATAATGGTAGGAAAATCACCTGCAGGAACAGGTGGGGCATTAGATTTAATTGTTAAGAATGGTGGAGCAAAATATGTTAATCCTGAACTTCAAGTTCCAGATCCAATTTATGAGAATATGCCTGTTGTTGGTATTTCTAGATTGGGTGTAGGTAGAACTACAGATACTGGTAGTAATCTTCTTATGAATGTAGCGGTTGGTGCTGCTAGAACCAATGTTGGTATTGCTAGAAGTATGTTTGAGATCTCTGAATTCCAAGTTGCAAGATCTGGTCATTCATTTAAAGTTGGTGATAAGTTTAAACCCCAAGGATTAGTTGTTGATAAGAGATTACAGAAACCAATTCAGGAATTTGAACTTGAAGTGGTAGAAACATTTAGTGATTTCTTCTCTTCTTGGCAATTCGGTGAATTAGACTTTATTGATAGTATTTCATTGATGCAAACTGGATCTAGAAGAAGATTCCCATTATTCTTCAATGGTCAATTATTATCATTTGAGGTTGATCCTGAATCCGCATTATCTGATCAAATAGATTTAAATGCAGTATTATTGATATTTGTAAATGGAGTTCTACAAACACCTAATGTTTCATATCAATTTGAAGGTGGAACTACATTTACCTTTACTGAAGCACCAATGGCAAGTGATAAAGTAGATGTATTCTTCTACAAAGGAGAAGAGGGTGTTGATATTGAAATAGTTGATGTAAATGAAACAATAAAAATTGGAGATGATATCCAACTTATTAAGCATCCAGATTACTTAGATCCAGATGTAGAACCATTTACAGAAACTCAAGAAACTACAAGACCAGTTAAAGCAATATTGGGATCTGATTTAGTTGAAACAACAATATACACTGGTGTTGGAATAACAGAATTCTATGCTAAACCATTAGATTGGACTAAGCAAAAGACTGATGTTTGGATTAAAGGAGATCTAATCTCAAAATCAAGAGAGCAATTAGAACCACAAATCTATCCAACAGCAAAGGTTATTGCAAGTGTTGGATCTACTACAGGAGAAACTACTAATACAACTGATGGAATATTTGTAGATGATGCTGAATCATTCTTCTATGAAGAAGCACCATTACATCTTAAGGTAGAAGATAGATATGGAGTTTCTATTGAATCTGTTGACGCATTATTACTACCACCTGCTAACTTTGTAGGTGCTGCAATTACTGCAATAGTAAGTAATAAGGGTGATATTGAATCATTAGTAATCAACGGATCAGGTAGTGGATATGTTGGTGCTGCTATTACATTATCAATTGCTGCTCCAATTGGAGTTGGTATTGGAACTACTGAAAGAAATAAGTATGCAGTTACTGGAATTTCAACTTTTGCGGAAGCAAATGCTACAGTAACAAATGGAGAAATTACTGGATATAACATAACCAATATTGGTTTAGGTTATACTCATTCCAATCCACCACAAGTTGTAATACCTAAAGCATATTATGGATCTGAAAAGATATTAGAAATTAAGAATGTACAAGGATTTGCTGGTATTATTACAGGTATTTCTACATCAGCAGGAACAAATGGACATCCATTAGCACTAAGATTTGCTTTCCGTGCAGATAAACCAACAACTGATCTGCAAGCAGGTCATTATGTGTATATTTCAAATACACCATTCACTGTTGGTGGAGCAAATACTGATGCAAAATATTTACCATTCAATGATGGATCAATTCAACCAAACAATAACAGATTTACTGCTGGTATAGGTGGAGATCCAACTACATCTGTTGATAAGAATGATAATGAAATTATTGCAATCGGATCTGGTTTTATGGACAATGTTTATAAAGTTTCTCAGATAGCATATAGTTCTGGTGAGAATGGTGAAATTGTTTGTAACATCAAGACTACAAATGATGTTATTGCTGGATTAGCTGCAACTGGATTCCATGATGCAGGTGGAGTTACTATAGATGAACCAACCAATATTGGTTTGACTACAACTTATGGAAAAATATCATGGGGTAGATTATATAATGCTACTAGAGCAGATTCACCAATCTCTATAGGTGTTACTGGATTAACTGTTAATTCTGGATTAACTACATTCCCAACAATTCAAAGAAGAAGTTATGCTAGATCTTCTCTAAAAGGTTTGAGGAATACTGGTGCTATCAGAATTCAAATAAGTTAATCAATAATAATGACTATAAATAAAGAAAAAAAGTCTTAGTTAATAAAAATGTCGGCAATTGTTACTGATCAGTTTAGAATTCTGAATGCGAATAACTTTGTAGAATCAGTAGAGTCTGATAACAATTCTTATTACGTTTTCATTGGACTACCTAATCCAACTGTTGTTGGGTTTGGAAGAGATACAAATTGGAATACAAATACACCAGATCCTGTAGATAATTTTTCCAGACATGCTCATGTTGGCGACACTATGATGTATGGTAAGAAAATCTCTTCTGCCAATATTAGAAGGATTATTAGAAGAATTGACTGGACTGCTGGAAATCGTTATGAGATTTATAGGGATGATTACAGTGTAAGTAATCCAAGTCCTATAAAAGAATCGAGTAGATTATATGGTGCAAATTATTATGTAATGAATTCTGATTTTAAAGTTTATCTTTGTGTTTCTAACGGATCAACTGGTGAAAATCCAAAAGGTAACATTTCCCAAGATGAACCAACATTTACTGATTTAGAACCATCTAGAGCTGGTACTAGTGGTGATGGTTATATTTGGAAATACATGTATACCGTATCTCCAGCAGATATACTTAAATTTGACTCTACTGAGTATATTACTGTTCCTAATGGTTGGGCAACCAGCACAGATGCTCAAATTAGAAATATAAGAGAGAATGGTGATTCTACAGTAAATAATAATCAAATTAAGCATGTCTATATTGATAATGCAGGTGGTAAGTATGCTGATGGATTAGGACAAGAAGTTAAAATCGTTGGTGATGGATTTGGTGGAAAGGCAAGAGTTGATATTGTCTCTGGTATAGTTAAGGATGTTACTGTAAGTTCTGGTGGTAAAGGTTATAGTTATGGTGTTGTGGATTTAGGTGCTTTACAAGATACCCAACATCCATCAAACCAACGGGCAAAATTAGTTCCTATAATTCCACCATCTCTTGGTCATGGTTACGATATCTACACTGAATTGGGAACAGATAAGGTATTGATATATGCTAGATTTGATGATTCCACAAAAGATTTTCCAACAGATACAAAGTTTGCACAAGTAGGTATTGTAAAGAATCCAACTGAAGTTGGAACTGCTAATACTTTTACTGGAACTACTTTTTCATCTTTACATGCCTTTAAATTTAACACTGTTAACGGTACTCCAACTATTGGTGAGGAAATTACACAAGATGTTACTGATGAAAAGGGTGATCCACAAAAAGCCCGTGCTTATGTTGCTTCATATGATAAAGAAACACAAGTTATGAAGTATTTTAGAGATAGATCTTTAAATTATACATCTACAAATGATCAGACTGATTATGCAGGAATTTCAACATCTGGTCAGATATATCCATTTGAATCTACTGCCAATTCTGTTAAGGGGACTAGTTCTACTTTCTCAGGAACTATTGATATAGGATTTAGTGGAATTAGTACAAATCCCTCTGGAACGAAATTAATTAATTTAGAAACTACTTTCAATGAGGGGTTATCTAAACCTGAGATAAATAAAGGATCGGGGGAAATTGTTTATCTTGATAATAGACCTTCGATTGCTCGAAATACTCGACAAAAAGAAGACGTTAAAATCATCCTGGAATTCTAAAGAAAAATGCCACAAAAGACTAACTTAAATATAAGTCCTTATTATGATGATTTTAATAAGGCAGATAACTTTTATAAGGTACTGTTTAAACCTGGATATCCAGTTCAAGCAAGAGAACTAACAGGTTTGCAATCAATATTGCAAAACCAATTAGAATCATTCGGAAGTCATATATTTAAAGAAGGCTCAATGGTTATTCCTGGTGGAGTAACTTACGATAGTACATATTTTGCTGTAAAAGTAAATCCTGATCATTTAGGTATTGATATTACAGTATATCTTGATGCAATAATTAATAATAATGATGGTAAGGGAACTTTAGTTCGTGGACAAAATTCCCAAATAGAAGCAACAATAAAGAATTATATTCTTCCACCATCTGAAGGTGTCAATGATATTACTCTCTTTGTTAAATATAAATCATCTGGAGATAGTAAGGAAAGTCAACAATTTCCAAATGAAGAGATATTAACACTCGAAGAAAATATTACTTATGGTAATACTACATTAAATGCAGGGGAATCTGTTCTAACTCTATTATCTGAAGAATCTACTGCTATTGGATCTGCTGCTGGTGTTGATCAGGGTGTATATTTTATAAGAGGTACATTTGTAGATGTAAATAAGTCTCTTGTTGTTCTTGATCCATATAGTAATACACCATCATATAGAGTTGGATTTGAAGTATTAGAGCAAGTTATTAATGCAAATGACGAGCCTTCTTTAAATGATAATGCTAAAGGATTTACTAATTTTGCTGCACCAGGTGCAGATAGATTTAGAATATCTGTTAAGTTATCTAAAAAAGCACTATTAGATTATAATGATACTAACTTTGTAGAGTTATTACGAGTAAGAAATGGTGAGATAAAAAAATTAGAAGATAAGTCTGTATATTCAGAGATTAAAAAATATTTTGCTAAGAGGACATATGATGAATCTGGTAACTATGCAGTAAATCCTTTTAGAGTAAATATTCAAAATTCATTAAATGATGAAATTGGTTCTGATGGATTATATGTAGAAGGACAGAAAACTGATGAAGGTAATGATCCATCAGTAGATAAAATGTGCGTTAAACTGTCACCAGGAACTGCATATGTTAGAGGATTTGATGTAAATCTACCAGCAACAACTGTTTTAGATATAGATAAACCAAGAGATACGAAGAGTGTTACAAATTCACCTATTCCATTTAGAATGGGTAGTTTGTTAAAGCTTAATAATGCTCAAGGAACCCCTTATATTAATATTGGTTCTGCTGAGAGTGGCGGTGCTAATGTTATTGATCTTTACAGTAGAAGAATAAGAGCAATTGAAGCACAGAGTCAAACTACTGATAAATTAGGAACAAAAATTGGTCAAGCCCGTGTTTATTGGTATGGTCTTTCAGATGATTCATATAAAGATTCAGCAACTGAATGGGATTTATATCTATATGATATACAGACATATACCTATCTTGAGATAAGTAATCCAGGTACGATTACTAATACTGCACCAGTATCAACATATGTTCGTGGTTTAAGTAGTGGTGCTAGTGGTTATGTTGCTGCAACAAATCCATCTGAATTAGTATTATCACAAACATCTGGAACTTTTATTCAGGGAGAACAGATAAAATTTAATGAACAAGATATAGCAACAAATTCTTCAATAATTAAGGTTACATCTTATACTACTGATGATATTAAATCTGTATATCAAGATGCTAAGACACTTTCAAGCAATAAACTATTAACTCCATTTGCTGCTGATACTGTTCTGTATAATAGAATACTTCCAAATTTCTCTGCTTTTGATAACTTAGTAATTGTTGGAGATTCTACTGGAGATAATGGAACTGCAACATCACCAGCGAGAAGATTTGCTGGTCATGTTGGATTAAAGACTGATTCTCTTGTTGGATATTCAACAGCAACTGATGGTGTTCAGTTTGAGACATATAATAGAGTAAATACAATAGCTGCTGATGGGAGTTCAATAGGACTTCAACCAGTTGGTATTGTAACTGGTGTAATGAATGGTGAAGTTGTTTCTGGAGTAACGACTTCAGCCATATTCCGTGTTAAATCACCTAGAATTCTTAATTTTAATAGTTCTGGATTATATGCTAAATTACCAAAGAAAAATATTTCTGCAGTTGATTTATCAAATTCAACTCTTTCAATATCTCGTCAGATAACAGGAAAAACAACTTCTGCAAGTGGTAGTGTTACATTAACAACACAAGATGCTTTAGATGGATCTGGAAGTGGTGATGCAATTGGTATTACTAGTGCTTTCTTTGAAACTTTTGATCAAGAGAGATATTCTATCATTTATGATGTTGATGGAGTACCAGAAAAATTAAGTTCAGATAAAGTTACTATTACTAATGATGGTAATGATTTAGTATTTACAGGTCTTTCTAGAAATAGTGCAAATATTACTATTAATACTACATTAAGAAAAATTGGTCTTACTAGTAAGTCTAAGGATTATGATAGAAGTAAGAAAGTAGAAGTAACAAGAACTGTAGGTGTATCAACTAATGCACAATTAGACCAAAGTAAGTTTTATGGACTAAGAGTTGAAGATAAGGAAATATCATTAAATGTTCCTGATGTAGTAAAAATTCTTGCAGTATATGAATCTAAGGATTCAAATGTAGCAAGTTTAGACAGACTAACATTTGTGGAAGGATTAGCATTAAATACAAACTCAATTATAGGTGAAAAAGTTATTGGTCAGAAGAGTAGAGCAATAGGTCAAATTGTAAATAGACCTTCTACTAATGAAATTGATTTTGTATATCTTAATGGAAATACATTTTCACCTGGCGAAACAGTTAACTTCAAAGAGTCTAATATAGAGACAAATATTCAAAAAGTAGTTCCTGGAAACTATGTGAATAGAACATCTAATTATAGATTAGATAAAGGGCATAATAAACAGTATTCTGATTATTCTAGGATAGTTAGAAAGTCAAATGCAGGTATTCCTTCTAAGAGATTGCTTGTTATATTTGATCGATATAGAGTTCAGAGTGGGAATAATGGTGATTTATTCACAGCAAATTCATATACTAAAGATAGGTATACTAATGATATACCAAGTATAGGAAGAACTAGAACTACTGATATTCTTGATTTCAGACCAAGAGTTAATGAATTTGATCCAGCATCTAATACATCTCCATTTGCGTTCTCATCAAGAAGTTTTGAAACAACAACCAGATATGTTGTTGCTCCAGATGAAGCATCAATTGTTGGATATACTTATTATCTACCAAGGATTGATAAACTAGTAATTAATAAGTTTGAACAAGTAAAACTTATTAAGGGAGTTTCTGCTGAAAATCCAGCACCACCTACTGAGGTTGGTGATTCTATGGAAGTTGCTCAAATTACACTTCCTCCATATCTTTATGATCCTATAACTGATCCTACAATCAGATTATATGATAATAGAAGATTTACCATGAGAGATATTGGTAAAATTGAGAAGAGAGTTACTAATTTGGAAGTAATGACTTCTCTTACTGCTCTTGAATTGGATACTAAATCATTATCAGTTACTGATGCTGATGGATTAGATAGATTTAAGACTGGATTTGTTGTAAATGATTTTAAAAATAGAGATTTTATTAACTTTAATCGTGAGCAAGGATCTAGATGTGAAGTTGATGTTGTTAATAAAGAATTAATCAGTGCTGTTGATTTCTGGTCACTTTCTGCTGAATTAGCGTTTGATCCTTCTATAGATCAAAATGTTGTAGATATTTCAGCTAACCTAAAACTTTTAGATCCTAATTGTAGAAAAACTGGAGATCTATTAACATTAGATTTTAATGAAGTTAAATGGATTGAACAGCCACAAGCATCTCAAGTTGAAAATATTAACCCATTTGAGGTTATAGTATATGTTGGTGGTATTACTCTTGACCCACCATCAGATAATTGGACTAGAACAATTTATATTCAGGGAACACATAGAATAGAATCTACAGGTGCAACTTGGGCTGAACATCAAAATGTTGTTTCTGACAATACTGCAGTAGGCACTGATGTAACAGTAACTGAAGTTGAAGTTGAACCTGACGATAGTAGAGATTGGATAGGGAATCATAGGGATATTACTACAACTAGAACTACAACTACAACAAGAACTGTAGAAACTTCATTCCATAATACATTAGAGAATGCAGGTAGAGAATTTGATTATGTTGAGAGTATTAAAATAAGTGGGCAAACTGATCCATTTATGCGTACTAGGGATGTTGCATTTAGTGCAAATGGATTGAAACCAAGTACAAAGCATTATGCATATCTTGATAGTCAAGCTCCTCATGTAACACCTAAAGTTGTTGAAATTCAAATGAATTCTGGTGCTTTCCAGAATTATGAAGATGTTTGGATACACAATGCCCTTGGTTTACCAATAGGTAGAGTTATGGCAATGCCACCAAATCATAAATTTGGTAACACTAGTGTTATTAGACTTCCTATTGTTGTTCCATTTGAGACTGATCCAAATTCAGGACTACAAACATTATCTGGAGGAGTTGGTAGTAGTTTTCCTATACCTGATGATGATGGATCAATATTGACTACAGTTCAACAATCTGTAACCTCAAGTAGTGTAAGTGTTGTTGGTGGAACTACAGAAACTTATCAGGTTGATATATTCGATAGTTCAAGACCAGCACCATCCGATTCATATTCAGCAACATCTAAATTGTTTAACTGTGATGTAAATGAACTTGCTAATAGGACTAATTTGTATGGATGGATGGAAGATGGGTTCCATCTAATAGGTAATACTAGTGGTGCAACAGCTACAATCACAAATTCTGGATTATTCTCAGACAATTGGGGAGATTGTTTAGGTGCTATGCATTTTAGAGATGCAAATACAGTACCAAAACCATCAACATTGTTTAGGACTGGAACAAAGACTTTTAGATTAACTGCTGCTTCTGTAGGAACAACTGTACTTCCAGGAAGTACTGCACTGGCTAGTGATGCTTCTGCATCGTATCATGCTACTGGAACTATTTTAACTCAAGTATCAAATACTGTTGGTGTTAGAAATCCACCTGCACCTGCACAGAAACCAAATGCAATAACAACTACTGTTAGTGTTAATGCAGAATCAGATACAGTAAGAATAGAAGCACCTTATAGAGATCCTTTGGCACAAACATTTACTGTTGATGAATCTGGTGCATTCTTGACCTCATTTGATGTTTACTTTGCTAAGAAGGATCCAAATGCTAAAGTATTTGTAGAACTTAGAACTGTAGAATTAGGAACACCAACAACTTGGCTTGTGCAAGATTATGCTCAAGTAGCGATTAATCCAAATGATATACAGACTTCAGAAGATGCTTCTATTGCTACTAGAATTAAATTCCCATCTCCAGTTTATTTGGAGGCAGGTCAAGAATATGCATTAGTATTCTTATCACCTGGATCTGACTTATATGAGATGTGGTGTGCAACAATGGGGCAAACTACTGTTAAGACAGGGAATTTACCTGATGTTGAAAGTGTTGTTGTTACTAAGCAATATATTGGTGGTAGTCTATTTAAATCTCAAAATGGAAGTATTTGGACTCCAAGCCAATACCAAGATTTAACATTTACTCTTTATAAAGCAGCATTTGTTCCTTCTGGTACAGTTACATTCTACAATACTCCAATTGAAGCAGGTAATGAGAATACTCAGGCATTGTCAGATAATCCTGTTAGAACACTTCCTAGAAAATTAAAACTTGGATTGAGTGGTAGTGCTCCTGCAGCAGATGTTGCCGTTGGAAGAAAGATTAGTAGTGGTGGTGTTGGAGATAGAGAAGATGATAGTATTACTGGTATAGTAGAGAAAGTTGCTGCACCAATTAATCCTGGAGTAGATTCTATTACTCTTATTTTTGGTGGTTCTGGATACGCATTTAGTAATTTGAATGGAGTTAAATTAAAAACATTAACTGGAGGTGGCAGTGGTACTACTGCAACATTAACACTTACTAATGGTGTAATTACAGGTATTGATGCTTCTTCTGCTCAAGCTGGTTCTGGATATTCTCTTGGTGATGTACTTACTATCGATGAAACAGATTCTAAGTATACAAGTGGTGCTGGTGCAAAATTCACGGTTGCTTCTGTGGCAGGAACACCAGATACTTTATATCTAATAGATGTTCAAGGTGAGAATTTCCTTAATAATGAAGATATTGTTCATTACGGTGCAAATAATGATACTAGAACTCTTCTTGTAGATGCTGGTGGTGCTTCTATAAAAGCATCAGCAGATTCAGTTCCTACTAGCGATATAAATGCTGGTAATGTCATAGAGATAGTTCAACCTAACCATGCACATCATGGTGGAAATAATCTAGTTGGTATTAAAGGTATAGAACCAGATACAATATCTACATTAACAAAAGAAGTCCTATCAAAAGATGCAACACTTGTATCAGTTGCAAGTACAGGATCATTTGCTAGATATGCTGGAGTTACTACTGATAGGGGAGAAGCTTTATTGGGATCTGAAATTGTTGGATATGTTGTTGGGGAAGGTCAACTTAATCTTACTAGAGGAATTGAAGGTTCTTCCGCAGTTGAACATCCAGAAGATACAAAGATTCAACCATATGAAATAAATGGATTCCCATTAGCAGGTATTAATACTACACTGAATTTACCTTCAAATACAACCTTAAGATCAGCATCTAATATAGACAATTACTACTTAGAAATTGATAGAGGAACGAGTGATAGGGACAGTGGTAAAAATATGCTATGTTTTACTGATGAAAGATCAATTGGTGGATTGACTGTAGATGTTTCTCAAAATCATCAGTTTAGTACATTATCACCTAGATTTAATATTATTACTCCTGGAAAAGGAACTCTTGTAAATACAACTGTAAGAACAGTGACTGGAACAAGTGCTGATGGAAATGAAGTATCATTTATAGATCAGGGATTTGAACCTACTATTCTTAATGAAACAACATTCTTCCCAACACCAAGGATGGTTGCATCTAAAGTTAATGAATCTGAAAGATTAGCAACTTTACCTAAGAATAAATCTTTGACTTTGAAAGTTGATATGACTACAAGTGATAAGAACTTGTCACCTGTATTGGATATTAAGAATGCTACTTTTATTTTAGGTAGAAATAAGATCAATAATCCAGTTGGACAAGATGGATATGCATCTGATATTGGAACTACAGAATTAAGTGGAGATCGACATGGATCAATATTTGTTTCTAATAGAGTTAATCTTAAGCAACCTGCAACTTCAATAAAAGTTTTAGTTGCTGCTAATCGACAACCAGAAGCAGATTTTAGAGCATATTATAGATTGTTTACTGCAGATTCAAGTGAAGTTTCTCAATCATACAGAGCATTCCCTGGTTATAAGAATCTAATTGATACTGATGGTGATGGTTTTGGTGATACAATTATTGATGTTAATTTGAATGATGGTAGACCAGATGCTTATGTCAAACCAAATGGTTTGAATGATTTCTCAGAATATCAATTCACTATAAATGATTTAGAGCAATTCAGTGGATTTACTATCAAAATAGTAATGGCATCCACAAATGAATGTGTTCCTGTTAGATTAAAAGACTTTAGAGCAATTGCCTTAGCATAATGATAACATTTCAAGAGTTTTTAATATTATGTGAGGGTGGATTATCACGAGCAATTAGTAAATCAGAAACTCATGATACTGGACATATATCTCCAGATCGTGGAGATGATGAAAAGGAAAATCGCAAGAAAAGAAGAAATCTTGAAGGAGATCTAAGGGGTAGTGGTATTGGTTACAAGAAATCAACTGGTAAGTATAAGTATGATGATGGATCTGATGCCCGTGAAGTCTCTTATCACACAACAAGACCTGAAGGAATGTCAAAACGAGAGTTTGGCAGGAAGATGAGGAAATATGGTCGTAAGTATGGTCAAGAATCAGTTATTACCAAAAAATCAGGAAAGGATGCCAGATTACATTATACAGATAAGAGTGGAAGAAAATCTGATAATATAGGAAGATCTAAAGCAGGTCCACATCCAGATGGTTATGGAGAAACTGGTGAAAAACGCCAGAGAGGTGATAAATTAAAAGATAAGAAAAAAGATAGGGATTTCCATTACTCATGAAAAATTTCAAACAATTTCTAGAAGAAGCATCTAATGCAATAAAAAAGCTACATCCTTGGGCAACTAAACTTGTAGGTAAAGGTGGGTATAATGATGAGAAAGGTGAATGGTATTATAAAACTGGAAGAGAGTTATTTAAAAAATCAAAAAATTCTAAAGATGATAAGATAAATGCTTTATATAAGGATAGAAACAATCCTAAAAAACCATCTGAAAAGGATTTAATTAACGGACTACGAATACCACCAGCATGATACCAGTTGAAGGACATAAAAATCTGTTTCGTGATCCAGAAACAGGTGCGATTTTAAATAATGATTCAAAAGGATATGCTCAGTATAATACTAAAAGAACTAGAAGTGCTGATCAAAAAGCAGAACTTGATGAGATGAAAAAAGATATTGATGAGATCAAATCTTTATTGCAACAGTTAGTTAATCATAAAACATAAATAATAGATAGATTCTTGAATTGCTTACATAAATGGCAGATATTAAGGTCAGGGTAGGGCAACAAAATGCCGTAAAAGTCATTTCTTCACTTGCTGGAGCCCAAGGACTCTCCTTAGCTGAACTCAGCGATGTTAATGCCACGAATTTACTTAATGGAATGGTCTTGGTTTATAATGGAACAACACAAAAATGGGACGCAACGTTAACTTTAACGCCTGGGACATCACAGAATTTGGACATCAACGGGGGAAATTTCTAAATGGCTAGCATTATCAGGATCAAACGATCCTCTGGTACTAATAAACCTGCCAGCCTAAATTGGGGTGAAATGGGTTATGTAACTGGCATCGGCAGTTACGGTGGTACTAATCAATATAAAGATAGAATATTTGTCGGAGATGACGGTAGTAATGTTTTCCCAATTGGTGGACATTATTATACATCTATGATGGAACACTCACCAGGTGTTATTGCTGGTGTTACTAATACAAGAAACAGTGATGGTGGTATAGTTGCTGTTCTTGATAATAATAGAAAGGTTGATCAGTGGAATGTAGATAATCTTAGGATGGATGGTAATGTTATATCATCTACAGATACTGATGGTGATATTATATTTGATACAAATGGAACAGGTGAAGTTACTATTGTTGATGATACTTTCTTATCATTTGGTACAGATCAGGATGTCAAGTTTGAATATGATGAAGATGGAACTGATAGATTATTAATCTCTGGTAAAGAGGTTATGTTCAATACCCCATTGAACGTATCTACTCATTCTGTATTTGGTAAACTTAAGTTAGAAGAGAATGTACTTTCTACTGTAAGTGGTGCTGGAGACAAACTGTTTATTGATCCATTCCCCGATGGATTAAGTAATCAGGGTGATGTTATTATTAAAGGTAACTTACAAGTTGATGGTACAACAACTGCTGTTAACTCAACTAATGTAACAGTTAACGACCCAATATTTACGATTGGTGATGTTACTAGTGAAAGAACGGTTATGCAATCCGTTGCTACTGGTATCAATACAATTAGTCTTGATTCTGTTGTTGGTATTAATACTGGTGATATTGTAAGTGGAAACGCTTCACTTCCAAATAGTGGTTTAACTACAGTTACTAGTTATGATACTGGTGCGAAGATGATTACCATTGAGGGTATAACCTCTGCTGGTATTACTACTACATCATCTTTAACAATTACACACGCTTTTGATACTAATACTGATCGTGGTATTGCATTTAATTACAATATTGGTGTTGGTACTGCAAATAGCAAAACAGGTTATTTTGGTTATGTAGATACAGATTCAAATCCTGATAGTAGTGCTGTTGCTAGATCTTGGACTTATGTTCCAGATGCTTCAGTAGCTGGTAATACTGTAACAGGAACAAGAGGATATTTAGATATTAAAGGTATCTATTATCAGACTGCTGATTATAATACCCACGGTGCTGTATATTTTGATGAGAATGGATTACAAACTTCAACTAATAATCCAGCTTCTCCAATAATTACATCTAAGCAGATATTAACTGCTGTTACCAAAAATACTCTTGCATTACCTTCTAATGTAACAGTTGCTGTTGGTGATATTGTAAGACAAGATACTAGTGGTGCTTATGGTATAGTTGAAACTGCTGTAAATGCTGGTAATTCTATTGATCTAATTGGTGTTGAGGGAACATTCACTAATACTTACAATATTAGAAAAGAAGGTGAGAATGGATCTATTCAAAATCTTGCTGTGATACCTGCTACGGTTTCTGTGATATATACTAATAAGCCTCATTGGTCTTCAACCCTTGATGGTGGAACTTTCTGATTTTAATACAATGCAACAAAATAATGGTGATGTTGATGTTAATGTTCTAGTGAGTTTATATAATCAAAAACTTGCACAATCATCAAATCAAGTAATTCTTCTTGAAGCAAAATTACAAACATTGAAAAAAGACTTTGAGGAAGAAGAAAGAACTCTTCAACAAGAAGTTCTTTCTTTACAAGAAGAAATAGTGAAACTAAAAAAGACCAAGAAAACTGATAGTTAGGAAATGGCAAAACCAGCAAGTAGAACACAATTAATAGATTACTGTTTAAGGAAGCTGGGTGCTCCAGTATTGGAGATTAACCTTGACGATGATCAAATAGATGATCTAGTCGATGATGCTATTCAACTTTTCAATGAACGTCATTTTGACGGTGTTGAGAGAATGTATCTCAAGCACAAACTTACTCAAGAAGAAATAGATAGAGGAAAAGCAAAAAATACTGATGGTGTAGGAATTGTAACTACTACTGCAACAGCTACTGCAGTTGCTGGTCTTGGAACAACAATATCAAGTAACTGGTATGAAACTTCTAATTTCTTACAAGTTCCAGACTCTGTAGTTGGTGTAGAAAAGATATTTAAATTTGATACCAGTTCAATATCTGGTGGAATGTTTAGTATAAAGTATCAGTTATTTTTAAACGATCTTTATTACTT